TAGATGACGTTGCTAAGTACATGAAACAATGGGGACTAACTCCTAATCATGATACCGTGAAGTTACATCAAGAACTATCAAGCACAAGTTGCCCTAGACGCTCCGTAGAAGCTCACGGTGGCACGGTAGATAGTTGTCGCTCATACTTTATCGCAGAACTAAACAAACGCCTTACAGGACAAACTGGAGGCAATAACAACAACACAACAGAAAGCGGAGAAATTGAAATGTTTCTAATTAATTGTAAAGACACTGGAAATTGGTATGTATGTAACGGAGTTTCAGCACGACATATTAAAACAACTCGTATGCTTGGAGGTTTCCAAGGTAAATTTGGAGCAATCAAGTTACCAGAAACTATTATGTATCAAGATGAATTTGAAGCAGAGTATGGAAAAGTAGACTAATAAAAAATAATATAAAAAAAAGACAGCTTTATAGCTGTTTTTTCTTTTGTAATTGAAGATATCCTACTTTCTATTTTTTAATTTTATTTATATTTTACCAAGTCGCCCAAGCTGAACCACCTGAACCATGATATATACTTACAGCTTTATCTAAATAATCTTGTGGGCTTAAATTAGATACTTGCCCATGAACACTCTGCATAATTTGAAGTAATCCGTAGCATGATAAACTATTCAAGGCATAAGGGTTACCGCTAGATTCCTTGTAAATAACATCAAGCCATTTACTAGCGCCTACTCCTGTCTTACTTGCTAGGTATTCACTAGCCTGTTCAGGACTTACGTTAGACCAATCCGTTCCAATGTTGCCATTAGTTGCTGTATTTGACATAACTTCCTGCTCCCTTTCGGCTTCAAGTTGTTCTCTTGCGATTCTGTCAGCTTCAACTCGTTGTTCTTCAAGTGCTTTCTCCTTAGCTTGCCTCATATGCTCATATTTTGCTTTCTCTTGCATTTTAAACTCTTGCTGATATAATTGTGCCACAATATCATTAAAGCCCTTGTCAGCCTTTTTATGAGCTTGTTGTATTAATACTATACTTCTAGTTGTGTCATCTGTTAAAATAAATATATTTCTTCTCCTTTTTGTTGCTTAATTGCTTACTTGATTAATAGCTTCAATAATATTATTGCCAGCATTTATTAGAATTTCATCACTTACAGTTACATTCTTTCTTGAAAATAGTTCTTTCTCAATCTTCATGAAGTGCATTGCTTTAGCTAAAAATTGAGCTGATGATTCATAATAGATTGTTTCCAGTTCATCATCTGAAAGCTGTGTTAAATCATCATTAGCAAAAGTTGTGAGTTTTCGCTTAATTTCTTTGCCGTCTTCTTCTTCTATATAGTAACGCTTCATCTATTCATTCCTTTAATTTCAATTTTTTCAATAATATACCTTTTAGAGCCAAGCTCAAGGCTCACTAGATAATTATTAAAATGGTCATTCTTGTTCAAGTCATTAGCAATCTTTCTAGCTGTTTGCTGTGGATATTTTGACCTATTAATCTGACTTGTGTATTCGTGTAATATTATCTCATTGCCTCCCTTTGCATTTTACGCTTCAATCGTTGCTTATATAGATATTCTTTGCTTGGATTCAAGCTATATAATAACTCATCTAATAAGTCAAAGGCTTCTCCGTGATTACCTACATCGTCAATTTTTTTAAGTGTAAGCTCGTGCATTTCATCATCATTGAAAAACATAGTGAGATAAGGGAATGCTACGGTATTCGGTAGGCTCAAGCGTGATTTAGTTACTCTTAGGTTAGGGTATTTACCTGTTTCAGCTTTAACTTTTAACTCAAGCTGTGCCATTCCTATACCTTGTTCTTTCAGAACACTAGTGATTCTTTCATATAATTCTTCGTTTGTCATTATGCTATAACCTCAATTATTTCTGTATGCTTTTTAACTTCATATCTTTGTTCTTCTGGAAGCAATTCATTCCATTTTAAAGCCTCTTTTTTGTCATAAAACTTACGTGTTTTAATTTCTTTTTCCAATATCCAAGATACTGTGTAGTATGTGAATTCATCTTTCATTATCCAATTACTCCTGTCTTTATATTTAGTCTTTGCTGACTTGATAAGTGATATAAATTACACCACTTACAGTAATAAGCTCTAACTGGTATCTTATCAGCTTTCTTTTTGTTATGCTGGGCATTTACTATTGAATATAAAGCGCCCATTTTTGTGTATTTGCGTTTTTTACACATAATCTAACCACTCCTTAATCGTAAATAATTCAAAGCCATTCAGCTTACTTTGTTTTTCAATCTCTATTTGGTTTCTATCTAGGTCTACCAACAGTTCAATTACAGGTCTACCAAATGTAAACCAACCAAGAACTGTATTAGTTTTAAGTCCAAAATACTTAGCACATTGAGCCTTACAGCTGAAGTATAGTTCTTCTTCCGTCGTAGGGTTATAAGCTATTATTGCCACTGTTTAACCTCCTTTCTTATAACATATTGTCAAAATACTTTATATTTGTCAAGAGTTAACTCAGATTTCTTCAATAAATTCCAAGTATCTTTCATCAATCGCTTTTATCTCTTCTTTTGTGAACTCTGATTTAAAGTTATTTCTTTCTTCTTTAAAGCCTAGGAAGAGAAACTTTTCCCCTAATTCATTTTTAAAAGAATTTAAATATCCTTTTTTGTTGTTCATCAATTTAACGTTGTATTTTTCCATTTCGTTCTCCTTTACTTCTATAACCCTAATTGTATCAAAAAAAGTTCATACCGTCAAGCATAAACTTTGTTTTCAATTATTTTATTCCTTCCCAGCGTTCAAAATCATTAGCTATATCTTGTATAAAGCCCATAATATCGTCAGTAGTGTACTCTGTAAGCTCATTCTTGTTACTTAAGTTAGCGAGTTCTTTGGCATAGTCTAAAGCCTTATTATAGTCTTTGTCGTAGCTTTCGCCCTCTTTCTTGCCAGCTCTTACT